CCTTCCCACCGGTCACCGGACAACCGTCCGGACGGATATCCCGTCGCCTGTATGGCGTCGACTTAACTATGGTGTGAAACCTACGAAGTCCAAGACGACTCAAGTCGATGATACCATCGGCATGCTCGAGGACTACGCCGAGGTGGATAAAGACCTGGCGATGCTGAATGGCAACACCGCTGAATTCCGTATGTCGGAAGATCGGCCTCACATCGAAGGTTTGAATCAAACACTTTCAACAACCATCCTTTATGGGGATACAACCGTGGACCCGGAAAAGTTCATGGGATTGACTCCTCGTTACAATGTCCTGGCCATCAATACTACCAAGATCGGCAATGCTAATGCCCAGACGTACGGCGAGCATGTAATTGGTGCCGGCGGTACAGGCAGTGACACCTGCTCCATCTGGTTGATCGTATGGGGACCAAATACGGTCTTTATGACTTTTCCGAAAGGTTCGAAGGCAGGCATCCTGCACGAAGATCTGGGTGAAGTCACCCTGTTCGATGACGATGGCGGCCGATTCCAGGGTTACCGAACTCACTATCAGTGGAAAGCTGGTATGTGTGTGAGGGACTGGAGATACGTCGTTCGCATCGCCAACGAAGAAGCCGACGGCACCACCTTTGACTATAAGAATATGGTCAAAGCGCTGTATCGGATTCCGACTCTCGGTATGGGCAGAGCAGCGTTCTATATGCCCCGTCAGATTATGGCTCAAGTGGCCATTGATGCGGCAGAGAAATCTAATGCAGCACTGAGTCTGAACGAAGTCTTCGGTAAACGGGTGGTATCGTTCTGGGGAGTTCCGCTCCGCCAGGTTGACTCTCTGCTGTTAACTGAAACGGCAATCACGTAAGGAGAGCCTGTATGATATTCGATAAAACCCAAATGGCAGCCGATGATTTGGCCCACGATGGTACGGTAACTGAAATCGACCTCGGTAATCCCGAGGCCGGTAGAGGTGAACCGATCACCATCAATTTCCAGGGTCACAGTCTCACAACGGCCACTTCGATCTCAGTTGACATTAAGACATCTGCTACTTCAGGTTCGGGTCACGCATCCGACCAGCTGATTGCCGGTTTGAGTGCAGCTGAGGCTAACAAGGGTCTTTCCCTGACACTTCCAGCTAACGCCGGGGTGAAACGTTATCTTCTGATGGTACTGACCGGAACGACTGGCGGCACGTTTACGTGTGGCATCGTAATGGGTGGTGCGCAGAACAATCCGTAACCGCTAGGGCAACCCCCTCCTAAGGGAGGGGGCTCTGCCTGTGGAGATAAAAATGTCAAAATTTCTATGCATTCGGACTTGTTACACTCCTCATGAACAAAGCCCGCCGAAACCAAAATATTTCAAAGCAGGAGAATACTACGACTTCGACGAGCAACCCCCAGCGCATTTTGAATCGTTGGAATCGAACAGCGAGGAGCCAGCGAATTTCGAGACAGATTCGGCGGAACTTCTCCTCGACAAAAAATGGACTTTAATTACGTTCAAAAAATACATGGTTGAGACGTATGATCTGGATATGCCCAAGAAATTGAGCAAGCAAAAAGCTGTCGAAAAGTTAATGTATGCTCGGGAGAATGCTAATCCGGTAATTCCACCCCCAATCAATCCGGTGTAAATTATGGCTGGCGCCAATAATTCGAAGATTGCAATAGTCAATCTGTCACTTTCCATTTTAGGTGAGGAGAGTATTCGATCGTTTGATGAAAGTAATAAACGCGCTCGGTTATCATCAAACCTTTACGATTTGGCTACTGAATATGTCTTGTCAAGATACGAGTGGTCTTTTGCTCGTACTTTGTTCAAAATGAATTTGCGAGCAGAGGGGTATTTGGCTGAAGAACTTAAAATGGGGATTTACATCTATCAAATCCCTTCAGACTGTTTAATGCCAATTGATATTCTTCCTCGAACCAGAAGACACGAGTGGCATCGAATAGGTCCTGATATACACTCAAACTTCGCTGAAGCAGTATTATATTACATAACTTCTGAAGTTTCTCCGAGTGATTTTAATCCTCCATTCATAAATGCTGTAGCAGCTCAGCTGTCCTATTACCTGTCTAACCCTTTAGTTCAAAATTTGGATTTGACTAAAGACTTTGGTAATGCTGCAGAAAGTGTCATCCTTCGATCTATTGAAGAGGATGCTGCTATTGGTTCTGAACACTTACACCTCGATCGTGATCCGAGTAAAGATACCTTCGTTGATCCAGATGATAAGATTTTTTCAACCGTTGACAAGAGTAGATACTTAGCTACCTAATGGGGTATTTTCGACCGAAGCGGAATTTCACTGCCGGTGAACTTTCTCCCTTATTAGGAGAACGAACCGATAATGATCGACATAAAAATGGTTGTAATTCCTTGTACAACATGTATGTCAAACCCCAAGGAGCAGCTGTTCGTCGTCCTGGATTTAAATTTATAGCTGATATAGGAGCTTTGATCGGAGGTACGCGAGTTGGTAAAAGTCCTGCACGAATAGTACCTTTCGTGTTTGATGAAGACACAGCCTATATTTTAGTTTTCTACCCGCATCAGTCAGGAACAACGAGGGTAGTTTTTGCCATTAATGATGGGGTAACTGATGGGCTTATAGAAGATCCAGCTAGTCCAGGAAATCCTTACGTCTTGGAGATAACTGGAACATTTGTTTTAGCTAACTTCCGATATTCACAAACTAACGATGTTTTATATCTCGTTCAAACAGGAAGAGAGCCTTTAGAACTAATTCGATTAGCTGATGATAATTGGACGATATCTTCAGCTTCTTTTACTGCACAACCCACCGATTGGTCTACTCCAAACGGATGGCCAGAGTTAGTTAATTTGTTTGAACAGCGAGCAGTTTACGCAGCCAATAAAACTCGTCCTCAGACTCTATGGTTTACTCAGTCTGGAGATTTTTACGATTTCACCGTTAACTCTCCTGTTAAGGAAAGTGATGGTGTAACTTTTACTTTGGATTCAGGAAAACAGAATAAGCTCCGTTGGCTCTCCTCCAGCACGCTTCTCCTGATGGGCACGCTTGGTGGTGAATGGACCATTGGAGGGCCTAACGGAGCCCCGTTATCTTTTTCGTCTGTAAAAGCAACTAAACATACGAACCGAGGAGGAGAACCTAACACCCCAATCCAAATTGGGAATATCACTTTGTTTGTCGAACGGTTAGGTCGAACAATTAATATGTATGTATTCGACTTTAACGTTGACGGGTTTATTGTAACTGATCTGTCTGTTTTAGCTCCTCATTTAACTGAAACAAATAAAATTACGGATTGGTGTTATCAACAAACCCCAAATGGGATTGTTTGGTGTGCCAGAGATGATGGCATATTGGTAGCACTTACTTTCCAACGAGAACATAATGTAATTGGTTGGCATCGGCATGAAACAGACGGAAACTTTTTAGCTGTTGGTTGTATACCGGGGACTTCTGAATCGGAGCTTTGGTCTGTGGTTGAGCGTACAATCAATGGCACTGTTGAATGGTATTTGGAAAGAATGGAAACTGAATTTTTATCAGGAGCAATTGGGACCAGTCGATTTGTCGATTCTCATTTAGTATATAGTGGAGCTCCTGCCAGTGTAATAACAGGATTAGATCATTTGGAAGGTAAAGAGATTCACATACTTTCAGATGGAGTTGTTCACGCTCCAAGAACTGTAGCCTCCGGCCAAATAACGCTTGACAATCAATATTCAAGTGTTGTGGTAGGATTACCGTTTGATTCAGATGTAAGCCCCGTACTCACTGATATAGAATTAAACGATGGAACTACCCATGGTCGAATGCAACGAATCGTTAAAGCTCATATTAGTTTGTTCAATTCTTTAGGGATGTATATTGAACGGATAAACGACGACGGTGAGTCGATTGAAGATGAAATTCCCTTTCGATTACCGACTGACTTAACTGGGCAAGCTGTAGCTCCTTTCACTGGATATAAAACCATTGACTTTCCCGAAGGACATGGTCGAGATATACGAGTTTTTATTCGACAAAAACAACCATTACCTTTGACCGTT